ACTCGTCTGGTCTTTGAACCACTCATCAACGGCAATCTGCATCTGCGCCTGTGTCGTCTGATTCATGCCCCGGATCAGGTCATAGCTGTAGCGGCTGGCCCACTGCGCCGCGGCGGTATGCACCAGGGTAAAATCAAAGCTGATGCCAATCTTGCCCAACTGGTCGAAGGCAATCGATTCGCCCAGCTCCGCCCCCTGCTGTAAATAGCGGCGCAGGGTCGTTCGCACCGGCTCACTGGTGGCGTTGACCTGGTTGGGCGCGGCCTGTACCTGTTGGTCACTGGCTGTGGGCGGAATCAGGTCATTCATCTGGGCGCGCAAGGTTGTCTCCAGTTCCGCCGCAAATTGCCGCTCCAGCTCCATGCGAATCTGTTGCTCGGCGTCACTGTCGTCGCCCTCATCGGGTTGCAATTGCAAGACCATCGCCTTGTACCACTCATGGGTAAGCTCCCCACTGGGCGGAAACTGGAAATCGGGCATCCTCGCCGGCGGCGTCCCCCAATGCTTCCAACTTTTCTTCACGGCTCAAGATGGCGCTTTGGAATCTGTCCACATCGGGCGCTTTCTTGCCTTTGGCCCACTTTTGTAAGCGTCGAATCTCCGCGCTCTTGCCCGCGGCGGCTTCCCCGGCCGGTGGGTTAACGGGCGGCGCTGTCACCGGCTTCGGTAGACGCGCCAATGCCGCCTCGGATGCTGCCTGTTGCGCCGCCTGGTCTGCGGCCAAATCCTCGTCGAGGCTTTCAAAGGTCACGCCATCGGGCAAGTTCAGCCCCACCATCTGGGCGGCTACGCTCGGCTTCATGCTCGTGCCGACATAGATGGCATAGCTTTTAGCCCGTTCGTTCTCATCCTCTTGCATCGCCGATAAGCGTTCCGGCTCAAAGTGCAAGCGCAAGCCCGTGGGCGCGAAGAGTTGGCGGTTGAGCGTGCGCTCAATCAGGCGGGACTCTGGGATGATGCAGTTGGTCAGGAAGTTCACTTCGTCCTGCTGCGCCGTGGCAAAGTTGGCGGCATTGGCGGAGATAATCGAATCGGGCACAGCCATGGCGGTGGCGATGGCTTGGCGGCTCTCAATCGTCAGTTCGCTATTGCTGAGTGACTCTAGCCCCTCGCCGACGACGACCGGCGTTACGCCCGCGCGCACGGCAGCCGTAGACCACGCCCCACGCACGCCGGAAAAGAAACGCTTCCACCAGGCTTCTAATTTCTTGACCTCAGCATCTGCCGGGTTGCCCTCAATCGTCAGCACCGTGGCTTTGATGGCCCCACGCGCAAAGTAGGCGCTCTTAAAGGCGGCCATGTTGTGCAGCACGGAGACATCCGCCATCGCTGCCTGGGCCGGTGGCGTACCGGGCGCAAGCTCCGATAGCGGGTTGGGTAGGCGGAAATAGACAATATCATCAGGCGTGTAGGCGTCAGCATTGCCGTTATCCAGCGGGGAGCCCACTGGGCCAGAGTCGCCCATCACGCCGCCGCCCATATAGCGCCGAAAGCCGGCCACGCCCACCTGTGAGTTGTAAAGCACTTGCATCGTATCGGGCGCAAACCAGCGCATCGATAGCGGCTGATTACGCAAATTGCGCGCCTTGAACCAATAGGCATAACCGAGTAGACAGAGCGCGCCCTCGGTCAGTTCAAGCAAATCGGTGAAATTGTCGAGGAAGGGGAAAGCGGTCAGGTCATCCGTATCACTGAGGATTTTGTCATTGCCGCGGAAGATGGCCCACGGCATAGCGGATACTCTATCAGCGCGTAGATTCACACAAGCATAAAGCCAACCGACCAGGCTATAGAGGTTGCGCGGCGAGTTATCTTGCGTGCCGAAATAGTCGCCGAATACGGTAAACCACTCGTCAGCCGACCAGTTGGAGAGGTTGGTGCTTTTAATCGATGCGCCGTCAAAGAGCGTTAGGCGTTGATTCGTGGACAAAAAAAAGACGCCCGTCCGGGATTGCTCCCTAGATGGGCGTCTTGCGCCTCTCTTGCTATTGCGTTGTCTCTATCCTACTCTATATCTTTTGGAGTTTCAAGTTTCTTTACGACAATGATGTATTCGCGCAAATCAAAGCGTGCCACCAAATCCCTATCGCTGCGCCGTATTTCCAGCACCATGCGCTTGGTGTCAAGACGCGCGCACAACTTGCCGCGCTCGTCCCGCAGATCACGCCATTCCTCGCCCTTTGGCACAGGCGGCTTCTTCACTCGCCGCCCCCAAACAATAACAGGCTGCCGGTCGTCGCCAGCTTCGCGAAGGCTCCCGAAGAAGCATCACATTGATCATCATGGCTTCCGTATGGAAAACTCGCCAATTCCTCAAGATAAGCCTGATTCCACGCCCCGCGTACCAACTTGACGTTGCGCGCCTCACACTGCGCGGCGAATGGCATGGCCCGCACCTGCTTCTCGCCCGTCACTTTCTCGGCATAAACAGGAAAGCCCGCCAGGTTGCGGATGCTGCTTTGCGCCGATTCAAGCCCGCCGCTGCCCGGTTCCTGCTCGACGCCGATGCTGACGTTGCCGCCGTCCATCTCCGCCGTTTGGCGCATGATGCGCTCCCTTGCCAGCGCGCTCCACTGGCCCCTGACCACATCCTCCACATAGAACACGCCGTCGCCATCACGGGCCATCCTGACGCCCACGCTGTAATCGCCACTCTTTTCGCTGCCCGCCTTATCCCAATAGCGACAACGGGCGCTGTCTACGGGCGCGGCGTTGACGATACTAAACCAATCCCGTTGGAACATGCCGCCGCCGGGTGGCGAGGGGTGGCCCTGATAGAGCGCGGAGAAAGCATAGCTGCCTAATACCGTGCGCCGTTCCGCCAAAGCCGCCTCATCGTAGCGGGCTGGGCAGAGAGCTGCCCCCAACTCTCTGCCCAGCGGGTCGCCTGCTTCCGCTAAGGCGGGTAGATTAACAACTGTCCAGCGCGGCCCCTCTTCTGAGGCCAGGATGCGCCCGGCGAGATCCGCCTCATGCCAGCGGGTCATGATCAAAATAATGGCCGCATTTGGCCCTTGCCGGGTGAATAAGTCTTGCGAATACCAGTCATAGCAGCGATCACGATAGCTCTGGCTTTCGGCTTCCTCACGGCTCTTGACCGGATCATCGATCAGGATCAGATCGCCGCCCTGCCCGGTAATACCTGCGCCCACGCCCACGGCGCGGAACACGCCGCCGGCAGCCGTGCGCCACTCTTCCACCGCCTGACGCTCTAGGTCAAGCGTGATGCGCCCCCGCGCAAGTCCGCGCGCCGCCTTGCTAAAGGTATTGACCAGCGTTTGGTTATAGCAGCCGACGATCACGCGCAAAGACGGTTCACGCTCTAGCCGCCAAATCGGATAGCGAATGGTCGTCATTTGGCTTTTGCCGTGCTGGGGTGGACAGAAAATCATCAGCCGCTTAATGGCGCCCGTCGTTACCTCGTCTAGCTTGGCGCGGATATAACGCAGATGCGGCCACTCCCAGCTATAGGCCGGCGTCACCTGCGCCAGCCACTTATCAAAGGGCGGAACCGTCGCCGGCGTCCTCATCGTCATCAGCCGCGCCGCCATCGCCCGTTTCTGTGCCGTTGACAAGTCTTGCCAGTTGGCCGGCAATGAAGGTGTCGAGGGCGGCTCCGCTGAGTTGTAGATTATCTGTGCTGTCACCTGTCGCTAACCTCTGTAATTTGCTGGCTTCCGCCAATACCCGACTCAGCCCCACGACATCGAAACTAAGCGTGATGATCACCTGTTCCGCCATGCCATCCCGTGCCGGAATCACCGTGCGCTGCTGGTGGATGAACTGCCGGGCGTGCGGGAGGGCGTCACGCGTCAAAAGGCGTAGGGCGTCGCCATCATCCCAATCCGCTTGCTTGACCTGCCGCCGCCGCTCCTCCCACAAGAGGCGGTCTTGCTCGGCTAGATGCTGATCGTAGGCGGCGGCACGCGCTACCCAGTCATGGGCGGCGGCCCATTGCGACCATTGCCCCGATGCCCGTTTGCCGATACTGTCCTGACGCGGGCTTGACGCGCGGTAGGCGGCCTGGATGGAACGTTCGCGGGCGGGCAGGATGTAATAGGACGCGAACGCGTCAAACGCCTTGTCGGTTTCGGTCGGCAATCTGTCCCAGGCTGCCACATTTACGCGCCATTCCACACGCGGCGCGCTTCGTCACGGTCAAGCGCAGGGCCGACGTAGCGGAAAGAAAAGGTTTGGCGATTCACCAGTGTTTTTCCTGCTATCCAAATTTTCCCCGTAAGCGTTCCTGATTTTGACGCTTTTGCCGCTCCAATCTTCGATTGATTGATCAGCACCCAAAGCTCAGATTTGGCGCGGCTCTTAATCATTGCCGGATGCGATGTTACGGAATAATAGCCTTTGCCTACGCCCCTAAGCATCGCGCCCATATAGGCCGATAATGCGTTACCGATTCCCACGCCTTGATAATCCGGCAGGCATACGCATCGATGCTCCCGATAGACATCCTTTAGCTTTGGATGCGGCATAATTGCCACAGATGCAAAGGCCGCGGGCGCATCCTTAAAAAATGCCACGAAACAGCGAGACGCCTTATTGAGTTCCGTATCTAAATAATGATGCTTCCTGAATAGCTGCCACGCCGACGAATGAACGCGCTGTACAGTGAGTTCGATAGGTGGACGCCGAAGCGACCTCCCTGCAACGAATTCGTTCGTGTGTGGCTGGTATATCCAATCCGGCTCAAGCCATTCGGCAATGTCATAGTGACAAGACACAGCGATAAACTTTTGATTGCGTCGTCTGACTGTTTTGGCAATTGCCGCGCTGCCGATTTGCGCCACTGTGCGATCCACCACGCTTGTAAACTCATCCACAACCGCCAACTCTGGCGACTCTGCCAACGTGCGCGCCATATTGACACGAAACTGTTCGCCGTTGCTCAGGACGTGACAAGGACGCACCCACGATGGCGGCGACGAAAAGCCAACGGAGGAAAGCAACTCAACAATTTCTTTGATGCCCATCGTAGCCGGAAAGCCGTCTAGGATACTTTTGTCTTGCGGCCATTCCCAACTCGATACCATATTCTCGCCAAATAGCTCACGCGCCACCGTCGTCTTGCCGCTACCCGATGGCCCCACAATCAGCCCGACATTCCACGCATCCGGCAAATCAAAGTTAATCGTCCATTCCTCTTGACTACGCTTGGATGGCGCAACGTCAAACATGCCCTCCATTTGCATAAGACGCGGCGTGCGAACGATATCGCTATGTCTCAGGATATTAACGCACGGCATGAATAGCCCTCCGACTCGAGTCGTTGCAATAAATCGGCCTGTTCTATTTCGGTCGTGCATTGCACCATTACCGCCCACTGTTCCGGGATGTTGTCAATCCCTGCGCCGTTGGCATCGTTGCCGTTCACCGATCTAAGCAATTGCTCTAACTCCATTTGGCTATACCCCGCCGCCTCGACCAGTAGCGGCTCCCGCGCTTGCAATTCTTCCAGGATGGCGGCTAGTTGCGCCTGGTCAGGGTCAGATTGGCGCGCTAGCTCGTTATCGGCGACAACGTAGGCCAATGCCTCATCCTCGCTTAGATGGCTAACGTCATCGGCGCGTAGTTCCGTCCAGCCAAGCGTAGAGGCCGCTAGGACAACGCCATGCCCTGCCAGGATGGTCTTACGCCACGTGACGATAGAGCGCACCTGCCCAAACGTTTGGAGGCTCTTGGCGATGCGAGCAATCTGGGCGTCACTGTGGACGTTATAGTTGCGCGGATGGGGCTTGAGGTCGTCTAGCTTAACTAGCTGTCTTTTGACAGCTTCAGGCGTCGTACCTGTCAAAATGTATCCTTCTTCACTTGATAAGCTGTTAACACTCGTGCTATATAGTGGTCAGGGCTATAGCAGCATACCGATTACCCGCCCTAGACAGGAGACAACATGCAACACATCATCATCAGCGACGCGGCGGAGGCGCTGGAAGAACGGCGACAGGAATATGAGCGCATACTGGAAGAGCAGCGCATGGCTATTCACGCTCCCCATATTCCTCAGACGGCGGCAGCCATTGAATATGCACCGGGTCTGCTGTCACCTGTTCCTCACGCTGCGCCAACTTTGCCTTTGCCCGTGCCAACTCCGCCTCTAGCCACTTGCGCTCCCGATTGAGCGTGCGAATGTAGGTTCGCATCCCGGCTAGTTCGGCGTCTTGCATCGCCTTGAGCGCGGCGATGTGGGAGCGGTGGGCGGCGTCTAGCACGAGTAGGCAGGTGACGTAGACGGCCAAAAAGGTAAACGCTGCGAAATAGTTATCAACGGTCATGTCTGTCTTTCTACCTGGGCGGCTTGCCTCGTCCGCCCGTGGTCGCCCCTCTGTGTTCGCATTCACGCCACAACTCCCGACGCTATAGCCCCTTAGCTTGGGCACGACTGTGCTTGTTTTCGGGCACGATTTGCGACTCCCCTTCCAGAATGCGTTTTATTCGTAAGCCGTCCAAATCAGCAGCCCCGACGCAATCAGCCACAGCACCGCCAACACAACCCACCGTGCCGTCGGTTCACGCCGTACCTGTAGCTCGGCAAATAGCAAAGCAAAGGCTATGACGCCCAGAAACCACAGCAGGTCGCCGCGTCGCATGTCACAAGCCGGCTAACAGCCCAAACCGCTGCACGATGAACACCAAAAACACCAGCACGATCAGCACCGTCACAATCACCCTGACAGGTTCGGGCAGCGGTATCTGGGCCAATGCCCAAAAAATAAGGTACGCAATCAAGCATAGGACGATAATGGCGATTAGGATGCCGAGAAGTCCGCTCATAATTTGCCTCCCAAAACATGAAACACTGTCTCCGGGTCAACGCGGCCCTGAGTATAGCCATACTGACCCTCGGCATAGCTGCCATCAGGATTCATCTCGCGAATTTCCAAGTGAAGATGCACGCCGCTTGAATTGCCTGTCGTACCCAGCAAGCCGATAGTCTCCCCAGCTTGGATACGTTGCCCAATTGTCACCGACGCTGATACCGCCAAATGAGCGTAGAAGCTGTATACCGCCAACTGTGGATGCTTGACCCGGCAATAAAATCCATAGCCGCGCTCATCAAAGCCGACATAGGCGACTTCGCCATCGGCAATACAGCGCACAGGGGTATTTTCCGGTCTATTGCCCAGGTCACAACCATTGTGGCCGATCTGCCCAAATTGCTTATAGTTCTCAGGACTTTCCCCGAACCGCTGCGTAATCACCGCCCCCGGGAGAGGGTGGACAAGACCCTCTCCCGGCAAAGGAATTGGTGGGATGGGCGCTGTAACGCCCTCAGATGATAGCTGCCACTCAAAAAAGTAGGCGGTGTGAATCTTGTAATCCGGCTGTTCGATGCTGCCGAGGCCGCAGCCGTCAATCACGTCGCCCCGGTAATCGCCTTCGATGCGGATACCATAGGACGGCGCAAGATTGTACATGGCAAAGTCCAGCGAATACTCAGCGCCCAAACCCACGTTGGATAGCCACGGGTCGCTCTTGCGTTCGCTCAGTTTGGTTTCCTTGCCATCGGGCCAAAACTGTGTGATAGGTACGCCAATGGCGAGCTTGCCTTGTTCGTCCAGCAGCCGTATATAGATGTTGACGCGGCCCTGCGCCTCCTGCTCGTTAAACCAGCGGCCAATCTTGACCAGCGGCGCAACGTCAGACGGCATCAGGGCATGTTGGAGCGTGCAGCCGCGCGCTGTTAGCCGGCGATCCCATGAGATAGGCTCAGGTGGCGCTATGGGCGGCTCAGGCTGTGGTGGCGTCGGCGTTGGCAAGAGTGGCGCCGATGGCGACTCAAGGCCCAAATTGACCGCCGCCCGGTACTCGGCAATCACGTCGCCGCGGCCTTCGATGTAAAAGGCGTCATAATGCGGATAGCGGTAGAAGATCACGCAATGGATTTTCTGCGTCCCGCTGTGATTCCAGGTGTCGATCTCTTGCAGCATGGCGGGCATCAGCCCCGTAGCTTGCCACGGGCCATTGCCATTGGCCTCGGTGATGTAGGCGGGCAGATGCGCCAGGGCGGGCGGAATGGCGCGTAGATAATCCTGATAGGTGCGGAATTCGTAGTAGCGATTGGCAAAGGGCGCATTCATGCGCGCGGTCGACGTGACCAGGCTCACATCATAGCCGTGGGTGTAGGCGTGGATGGCAAAGCCGTCGCAAGCGTCACCAATCAGCCCTAGCACGTCACTGAAATAGGTGATCCAGTCGCCCTTTTCGTTGCCGGCATATTTCAACTCATCATTCCACGGGCCGGAACCTGCCACTAGCACCTCATCCCGTTCGTGGCCGGGTAGGGCGTGGATGGCGTCCCGGCATAGCTTGAAACAGGCGGCATAGTTCCAGGGGAAAATGGGCGTAGCGTCGGGCCACTCCCGAATCAGGTTTGGCTCATTGCCGATAATCCAGCGATGGCAGCCGCTTGAGCCGTTGACGTACTGCGCCACGCGCTGAGCAAAGGCGGGATAGTGCGCCGGGATGGGTAGCGTTCCCGCGCTGCCGTAACCGTTATTTAAGCGGGCGATGCATTGCAAGCCGCTCGGATAGTGCTTCGGTGGCGGGCGTTCCCCAATGGCTACGGTGTCCAGAATCCAGGTAGCGGGCGCGGCAATGGCCGTCGATTCGATGTCATGCAAGCCGGCCAGGTTGGGCATTAGGCGATCTCCAACAGCGGCAATTGCATAGCCGCCTCTGCGATACGCTTCTGGGCAATGGCGAAATAGCCCTCATCCAGTTCGATACCCACAAAATTGCGCCCCTCTTTTGCCGCTGCTACTCCAGTCGTGCCGCTGCCCATCGTGAAGTCGAGTACCGTATCGCCCGCGTTGGTGTAGGTGCGGATAAGATAGGCCATGAGCGCAACGGGCTTTTGCGTTGGGTGTACGCTCCCATTGTTGCCGTTGCTGAATAATTGCACCGTTGACGGATAGCGCATGCCGCCGTTATCAATGGCAATTCTCTTTGTCGTACATTGGCGATAACCCTCATGGCGATCATGGCTTTCCCGCTTGTCGGTGTACGGCTTTCCCGTCTGCATTTGCGGGTTGTAGGTTGGCTGTTGCCCGTAAAACACTAGGATGTTTTCGTGCAATGCCGCTGGTTGCATACGCACATGAAAAAAGTTGGTGTGACTGGTTTTCTGCCAAATGAGTTCATATCTAAACCAATCAGGATTGCTCATCACAAGCGCGCTTGTGAATGGTTGCCGCGCCGTCGTCACAAATGCGCCTCTTGGCTTGAGTAGCCGCCTCACTTGCTTCCACATCGGCGCAAACGGTATTACCTCATCCCAACTACAGGCCGTCGTGCCATAGGGCAAATCGGTAATCACCGCGTCGATACTGCCCGCGGCCAGCGTCGGCAATAGCTCCAGGCAGTCGCCCAGATAGAGCGTATACTCGCTCACGCTTTCACCCAGCCGACCGGCTCACGCTCATTCAGCGGCTCGGCGAGGCGGCCAAATCTCAGCGCGCTATGGCAATGCGGGCAGCGCTCGTTGCGGCACGTGTGGAATTGGTGGCGCTTGGCGGAGTTCAATATGCACGGGTCGCCGCAGGGCGTCCGGCCTGGGCAGGTGTAGCCGCCGTCGCGGGCGTGCGGGCGGGTCTGTTTGGGCGGCGGGGCGGGCTTAGCGTCGGTCATGGTTCCACCATTGCGAGGCGCGCCAAGATTGCGCCGAGGATGCCAAGCCAACACCAAAAGAGTATCTCTGCGGTCATGGTTTGCGTCATCATGGTTTGGAAATAAAAAACGGTTGCCGTGGATAATAGGCAACCGTTTTGCAGCCATATGTGGGCTGTGGTGCGGGCGTCGAAGGGTATAGCGCTCTAAGGCCGCCGCAAAACGGTTGCCTTAGAGTTGAAGGAACCGTACCACAATTTGATGAATTTGTCACCGTCCAAACGGATGAAGGATATATATCCCAAACTATCCCAAATTAGAAGCTAGAGATTATTGGAATATTTTCGGAGTGAAGGTAGCAGCAAAGCCGCCATGTTTGGCGATGCGCTGTGACAGGTTGGCATAGGTAATCCCATACAATAGGTCAGGCCTGACCGCGGCCAGTTGGCGTAAGAAGGCTTCAGTCTTAGTATGTTGTGGATTGCCAATCAGGTAAATGTCATCACTACCGGCGTTGACAAGAGATTCCTTACTGAGTAGGCCAGGCTCAAGAAAGCCGGTCAAGATGATGATGGCGACGTAATTATAGCGGTTCAGCATGTGACCGATGCGCGCCTGCCCAATCAGTTCCTTGTAGATGCGGAGGTCGATGCGCTCTTTGTACTCTGCCAAGACATACAATCCTGGCTGCGTCTTGAAAAAGCCGTCAAACTCTATGACGCCGCCAAGCATGTAACGTGAGTCTATTTTCCTAAAACCGTATTGCTGGAGCCGTGACTCACAAACATCATGCCAACGATTGCCGGAAACCGAGCCACCGCTGCTAGGCGCATAGGGACTGGGCGGTGGGGGCGGTACGGTGTTGGAGTCAAAGAGATGCAGTTGATTCATGCGCGTCTATACCTTCCTCGATTTTCCCCTGGATTTTTTTGAGTATGTCTTTGTATTTTTCTTGTATGCGTTCAAATTCATCTAAATGATCTCTAGCTGCCCATATAGATATGCGAAGTAATACCAACACATGCCCCAGCACATAACATTCTTCTGACTGGTTATCACGATGATTCATGGCTAGATAATAGGCAATAAATGGAAAGAATTCTAAGTGAGCAGTTATTCTGTTTGCTACCTCTGTAAGCAAGTTACGGATTTCTGCGTGGTTTGCCCCTGTTTTATCTGGCCTCACTTCATTAACTTTTAGACCAAAGGTAACAATTTCTTGAGCTTCGTATAGGACGAAATCGACTAATGCGTCTAGATCGAATATATCTCCTTTGAGCATGATCGTCCTGTTGTAGTCTAGATAGCCGAGAGTTATACATAGTTTCCTAAAGAGTCGAAGGGCCTTCTTTTGATTGGTTTCTCTATCGGATACAGTCATATTCTTCACGTACTCGAAATAGGCATCACGCTGTATCTCGTAATCGTGTTGAGCGATGGAGAAATCATCTACAAAAATTGCCGCTCGCAGATTCAATTGAGAAAATAGGTCGAATGAGATTTGGCGCATATCGCTAATTTACCAGATTTCAATATCCTGATGTAACTACTTTTTTAATCAAATTTGTAACCACTTTCTGCTCACTTCCCCTCCCCCTCCCCCTTGCCAATCTCCAGCAGCGCGCGCCTCGCCTCGCCCGCCGTGTCCCGGTGCGCGTACCACGTCCAGCGTGCCCCGGCCTTGTTCAGCTTGCGCTCAATGAGCAGCGGGTCGGTCGGGCAGATGCGGTAGATGTAGGCGGCGTCAAGACGTGCGATTTCGATCATGTTAGTTTCTCCTTGAAATGGCGGATTAGCTATGAGCCATTCCATGCGAGTCTTGCCGCTACCATATCCCAATGCAAGGATGCGGGCAGGCGTGTAATAGATGCCCAAATGTTGCATGGCGTCCGCTAGATAGCTCATTCATACCTCACCGGCGGCGGAATCAGCGCCATCTGCTCCGCCTCGACTTGCACCTTCAAGGCGTCTTTCATTTGCTCAAGGATGAAGAGCAGCCGATCCATCTCCGCCAACTTGGCGGTCAGCATCGGCTCGTTGCCGCGGAAAACGTAGGCGCGCATCCGCCGTTCGGCACGCACTATCTTGACCGCCTCGGTGTAGAGCGCGCGTAGTTCATTTTCGGTCATGGTTGGCCTTTCTTTTTGCCGAACAAGCCTAACAAGTGACGACCTTCGCGTTCCATCCAGGCATCGGCTTCTTCTGTCGTGCTGTCGAAGTCGCCATCCATCACGCGTTGGGCGAGGTCGGTATAGCCGACGGCGAGCAGATCGTTTCTAAGCACAATCAACGGCGTCGCTATATCGCTCTCGAAGTCGTCATAGCGGCCGGCACGGGCGAGCTTAACCATCCGCTCCACACGCGGATCATAGTGGCCGCCGCTGCGCTCGATAATGGCACGGGCCAGCCGTTCTTTGGTCGATGATGTGTCGCTCATATTTCCCTTCCCGGCTGAATATGATTTCCGCTGCGCGTGCAAGTCAAGTGCCATGACCGGCGCGCACCAGGATTCGTGTAATAGGACAATTCCCATCCGTCTTGATTCCACTCATAGAACAAACCGCATAACCAAATGTAATGCTGCCCGTCAACCGACCAATGAAAATTGCGTCTCACGTGGTCAACTATCATCGCCCACCAATAGGCTTTCTCGTTATTCATTACTCCTCCAACGCCCGTATCAGGGCAACGACCAATTGATTGCGTTCGTGGGGCGTAAACAGGCACGTTTCCTGCACGACGATGGCGACTAGCTTGGCGGCTAGAGCGCGCGAAATCGTAAACGTGATCGGGTCAGGCGGCGGATAGATGACCGTCACGAATTTCGTTTCTGGTTCGGGCGCAGGTTCGTCGCTCATAGCGCCTCCCGCAGCTCCGCCACCACGCGCGCATGTTGCGCCTCGGCCTCTTGCCAAGTGGAGCAGCGCCAACACTCCTCGCCGTCACCCTCCACAAAGATCATGGTCTCAAAGAGCAACGGCGGGCCATTCCCCAGAAAATTGTGGTCTAGGCCCAGGCAAACCGTTGACACCAGGCAATTGCCCACCTGCGTCTTGGCAACCATGCGGTTGGCCGCGTCGTGGAACCAAGCGCCCCACGTGTACCCGTCGGCAGGGATTAGGTTGTGGTCATCGTCGAGAATGTAGTAATCGCTCATATTCCCCCTCATAGCGGCTCAATCCCTATCGCCCTGCAATCCCACAGCCAATCGGCCAGGTCGTTGACCGTGCGTATCGTCGTAAGGGTTCATGGCAAATCCTCATCCATGCTACGTAAACCCCGTTCCCGTAACCATTTCTTGCTCTTAATGCGTTCTTCGCTCGGCAATGATGTAGCGCCGGTGCGCGCCATGTGGACGGATACCCAGAACCATACCTCTTTGCCAGGAACTAGCTTCCAGTTAACACCCCATTTGTTGCCGTAGGCGATCAATTTCTCTTTGTCCATGCTCAATAGCGCGGCATCACGATCAGCCACAAATTCCTTCATCCGAGCTTCAAACTCATCGGCTTTTTTGTTGCCCATATCCTCCCCTCTCATAGCGGCTCAATCCCTATTCTGCGGCAATCCCAAAGCCAGCGCGCCAGGTCGTCCGCCGTGCGGATATGCTCGACCTCCCACCGCAGCCGGCGCAGCTCGTCAGCCGGGTACGTGAACAGCGGCGCGCTGATGTAATGCTGGCAGTACTGCGCCACCAGCCGCACCTGGGCGTCCGTCGGGGCCGGCTCCATCACAGGATCATCCCGATAGGCGATGTAGGCGGCGATGGCGGCCTGGGTTGGCGCGTAGGCATCGGCAATGAGCGGGATAGTAGCATGGGTGACGCGGTTGGGGGTCATGCTAGCACCGCCATCAACTGCTGTCCGATCCATTCGGTATAGGCGGGCGGGATGGCCTCGACTAATTCAATACGTGTCATCCAATCAATGCCCATCGCCATTCGTGCGTAGGCATCACCGCCCTTCATGCCATAACCACCATTGCCGGTCACGGTAATAAATCCTTTACTACTCAAACCCCTACCGTTGCCCGCTAAATCATCCCTGTGTGGTATATGGGGCGGCGTCAAGAAAAAAACGTTTGACTCGAAAAGTCTGTGGCGATATACACGCAAATCAAACATGGTTCCACAGAGCGTAAAAGGGCTTTCCATTTCAGACCGGGCGCCTTTAACATTTTCGATAACATAAGTCTTTCCCGTGGCAATCAATAGTTTTCGGATGGGCGCAATTAAATCCGGATGAGTATGTTTATACGCCATCGGCGTGGCCTCGCTGTAGGCCTGGCAGGGCGGCGAGGCGTGGATAGCGTCAAACTCATGCCCATGCTCGGCTATATATTCCAGCGCATCCGCCTGAATAAACACATCGCCAGCATAGCGCGGCTGCTTGCGATTGTCGATGCCCGTCACGTGAAAGCCCGCCATCTGATAGCCACGGGCGGCACCGCCGGCGCAACAGAACAGATCGAGTAGGCGCGGCGCGTGCGTGACGCGGTTGGGGGTCATGGCGTGCCACCTTGCGCCGCCTTGCCTGTAAAGTCCGTATTCCA